AACTACCAGATTTGCCTGATTTCGATATGGGTACACTTTTAACTGTTCTCGGTGGCATGCTAGGAATCGGAACGCTCAGAACCTATGAGAAGCAAAAAGGTTTAACAAAATGACATATGATGAACTTTGGATACTTGCGATGAAAAGTATGTTAGATCATGAAGGAAAACCTAAAAACCAGTGCAAGACTTATTCAGACATTTAAGGATACATTGTAAGACAATGAAAGAAGAAGAAAGAAAAATAGTGCCTATTTGTTATATTCATAAAGTAGCAATGAAAAAAATTGAACAAGAAGAACCAATACCAGAGTATGGTATTTATCGTTATGTAGAATATAAATGCCCTATTTGTTTAACTACGTGTGTTGAAACATAATATGGATAGCGTTAAATTAGCAGAGCATTTATTAAAGAACATCCGCAAAAGGCAAGATGAATTAACACAGTCTTTGGCAGATGGTTCGATAGACTCAATAGAAGACTATCGGTTTATTACAGGTCAGATACGAGGCATGACTTGGGTAATAGAAGAAATTAGAACCTCGATGAAAGGCATTGAAGATGACTAAAAAACTGTTTGTGCCCAATAGGATTTTGGCACAAAAAAATATAAATCCAACACCTTCTCCAATCACTAAAGCATTCAAAGAAGAACCTAATAAGAACGAAAGTGATCCTTCAAAATTAGATTCATCTACTTTAGATCGATTACCACAACCAACTGGTTATAGACTTTTGGTTATACCTTATTATCCAAAAGAGAAAACTAAGGGTGGTGTATATATACCTGACGCTACAAGAGAACGTGAGAGTTTTGCAACAGTGGTTGCTTATGTAGTTAAGTTAGGTCCTGACGCATATTTAGATTCTGATAAATTCCCAAATGGACCCTATTGTTCTGAGAAAGAATGGGTGCTTATGGGTAGATATGCTGGAAATAGGTTTAAAGTGGAGGGTCTTGAGTTAAGACTCATAAATGATGATAATATTATTGCGAAAATACTTGATCCAACAGATATTTCGTATGTATAATGGAGAGCATGATGGAAAACACACAAGAGCAAGTTAAAGAAGAAAATCCTGTCGAAGAAAATGTCTTAATTGATATAGAAGATAGTGATCAAAAAAATATAGATACTAAACCAGTTGTTGAAAAAGAAGAAGAGCGAACAAATGTTCGCACTCAAGAATCTGATGATGAGCTTGACGAGTATTCTGAAAATGTTCAAAAGCGTATAAATCAACTTACAGCTAAAAGAAAACAAGCTTTAGAAGAGGCTGATGCTGCTTATAAATATGCTGAACAACAGAAAAAACAAAATGAAGAATTACAGAAAAAGCTTGAACAACTTAATACTGGATATACTTCTGAGTTTAGTAACAGAATCGAAGCACAATCTGAACAAGCAAAAAAACTTTATAAGGAGGCTTTTGATGCTGGAGATGCTGAAAAAATGTCTGAAGCAACTAAGCTTATGGGCAAACTCGCTATTGAGGATGAAAGACTCAGACTACAAAAACTTAGAACCGAAAATGCAGGAGCTGAAAAAAATGAGAGACAACCTGAAACCCCGCAGAGGCAGGCCCCGCAAAATCAAGAAATAGATCCAAAATTACAGTCATGGTTAGATAAAAATACTTGGTTCGCTAAAGATATGGTTATGACTAGAGGTGCTCAAGCTTTACATGAAATAGTTGTAGGTGAGGGTTTTGATCCATCAACAGACGATTATTATAATGAAATAGATAAAAGACTTAGAGTTGAGTTTCCACAAAAGTTTCAGAGTGACAGAAAAGTCGCCCAGACTGTCGCACCTGCAAACGGCAAAGCCGTTACTAGTGGGCGGAAAAAGCAAATAGAACTAACCCCTGGACAAGTTGCATTTGCTAAAAAAATGAGAATACCTTTAGAGCAATATGCTAAAGAGGTAGCAAAAATAGAAACCAGGAAAGGAGCCTAAAATGGTGGATAGAACCAATCGAGAGTCTGCAACTCGTGAAAAACAGGAAAGAAGAAAAGCTTGGACACCTCCATCACAATTAGATGCTCCGCCAGCACCTGTAGGCTACAAGCATAGGTGGATAAGAGAACGTGTTATGGATTATGATGATAAAGCAAATATCTATAAACGGCAAAGAGAAGGATACGAATTAGTGCGTGCAGAGGACTATCCAGACACAGACTTTCCTGTGATTGATGAAGGCAAAAATGCTGGAGTAATTGGTCAAGGAGGACTTTTATTAGCACGGATTCCTGAAGAAATTGTTGAGGAAAGAAATCAATACTTCAAGGATAAAACCAACACTCAGATGGAGGCTGTAGATAGAGACTTAATGAAAGAATCTAATCCTGCTATGCCAATATCTAAAGAAAGGAAGTCTCAAGTCGCTTTTGGTGGCAAGAGACAAAGTTAATAAAATTCTTACTTAGGAGTTAAAAATGGCAAATCAAGACGCTGCTTTTGGCATGAGACCAGTTAAGATGATAGGGGGAGCTCCCTACACAGGTGGTCAAAGCCGATATAGAATTGCTGCCAATTACGGAACTGCTATCTTTCAGGGCGATATGGTCGCTCAAGTTACTGGAGGTGGTGTAGAAGTACACGCTGATGGTGGTACAGTACCAATAGTTGGAGTATTCAATGGTTGTAGATTTACAGATCCTACAACAGGAAAAGAGACCTTTTCCAACTTTTATCCTGCAAGCACAAATGCTTCAGACATTGAGGCTTTCATAATAGATGACCCAAATGTTATCTTTGAAATTCAATGTAATGCTGCATTTCCAGTTGCAGATTTATTTGGTAACTTTGACATTGTTTATACAAGTGCAGGGTCCACCACAACAGGTATTTCTGGTGCTGAGTTGAATGTTAGCGATGGTGCAACCACCGCAACTTTATCACTCAAAGCGATTGATATTTCTCAAGATCCAGAAAATTCAGATGTTTCATCAGATGCAACTAATGTCTATGTTGTGATTCAAAATCACATATTTGGACAGAAGTCTGCAGGATTAGCGTAAGGGAGGTTGAACTATGGCTATATCACGAGCACAACTAGTTAAAGAACTAGAACCTGGTCTTAACGCTTTATTCGGTATGGAATATGATCGTTATGATCAAGAGCATTTAGAAATCTATGAGACTGAGTCATCTGACAGAGCCTTTGAAGAAGAGGTAATGTTAGCAGGATTTGGAAATGCTGCAACTAAATCAGAGGGTGCTGGAGTAACCTTTGATACTGCAAACGAAGTATATACTTCACGTTATACAATGGAAACAATTGCACTAGCTTTTGCATTGACAGAAGAAGCAATGGAAGACAACTTGTATGACCAGCTTGGAGCTAGATACACAAGAGCGTTAGCAAGATCAATGGCACACACAAAGCAAGTCAAAGCCGCTGCTACATTAAACAATGCGTTTAATTCAAGCTTTACAGGTGGTGATGGCAAAGAGCTTTGTGCAACAGATCACCCATTAGGCGGTGGTGGTACATTTAGAAATGAACCATCAACTGCAGCAGATCTTAATGAAACATCATTAGAAAATGCTCTTATTGACATTTCAAACTTTGTTGATGAGAGAAACATGATTGTTGCATTAAGAGGAATGAAACTTATTATTCCACCTGCATTACAGTTTGTTGCGGACAGATTGCTTGAGTCTACTTTAAGACCAGGATCATCTGATAATGATGTCAACGCAATTAGAAACATGGGTATGTTACCAGAGGGTTATACAATTAACCATTTCTTAACAGACACAGATGCGTTTTTCATCAAAACAGATGCACCTAATGGTTTCAAGTATTTTGAAAGAATACCATTAAGTACAAGCATGGAAGCTGACTTTGATACAGGCAACATGAGATATAAAGCTAGAGAGCGTTATGCCTTTGGTTTTTCAGACCCTCGTGCTGTCTTTGGTTCTCCTGGAGCCGCATAAAAATATTTACATATTTTTAAAGGGGTCTTTTCAGACCCCTTTTTTTTGTGTATAGTTAAAGTACCTTGACGAAGAATTAACTTCGACAACAGCCAAGACAAGGAGATATACATGGCTAATACAACATTCTCAGGTCCTATTAGATCTGAAAGCACAATCAAAACCATAAGTAAAAATTCAACAACTGGAGCAATAACAGAGGTGACAACTCTTGGTGGAGCACCAGTTAGTTTATCTGATGGAAATGTAACTTTAACAAATGCAACTCATAGTGGTAGAGTTTTACTTGTGCCAGATGGTGGGCAAGATAATACATACACATTACCTGCACCAATAGCCGGATCTATGTTCAGATTTGTTTATGCTGGTGGAGCCGCTGATGCAACAGATGCTCTAATTGTTACACCTGGTAATTCTAACTTTTATATTGGTGGAGTAACATTTTTAGACACTGATGGCAATGAGGTGAGTTCAGTTTTTTCAGATGGAAATTCTAATAGTAGTATTCAACTTAATGTCCCTGCTGGTTTTGACATTACTATAATGGGTATAGATACAACTAATTATCAAATTTTTGGAAATGTTACATCAACAACAGCACCTGCTTTTGCTGATCAATAATAGGAGATTTATATGGCAGACGCAGTTACTTCGCAAACTTTGGTTGACGGTCATCAAACTGCTGTCTTTAAGTTTACCAACATCTCTGATGGATCAGGTGAAAGTGCAGTAAAAAAAGTTGATGTTTCTGCTTTAGCAACAAATGTTAGAGGAGAGGCTTGTACTAGAGCAACCATAGAAAAAATTTGGTGGCAGTGCAATGGTATGAAAGTTAAAGTTTTGTTTGATGCTTCAACAGACGATTTTTGTATTGAACTTGGTGAAAATCAAAGTGGACATCACGATTATACATCTTTTGGTGGATTAACAAATCCAGCAAGCTCTGGTGTAACTGGTGATATAATGTTTACCACAGTTGGTCATTCATCAGCAGATAGCTACACAATCATAATGCAGGTTAGAAAGAGTTATGACTAATGGCTAGAAAGCCTGACAAGCAACCACCTAAAACCAAAAAGTATTTCCGTTCCACTAAGAGTGGAGCGGGAATGACTAAAGCAGGCGTGGCTCGTTATCGTAGAGAGAACCCCGGTAGTAAGCTCAAAACTGCTGTTACTGGTAAAGTTAAAAAGGGAAGTAAAGCAGCTAAAAGAAGAAAGTCTTTCTGTGCTAGAAGTGCAGGTCAAATGAAGAAGTTTCCAAAGGCAGCTAAAGATCCTAATAGCAGATTAAGACAAGCAAGAAGAAGATGGAAGTGTTAGATGACAAGTAAAGAATTATTAAAAATGTTGGAGAAACATGAGTCAGTATGTAATGCTAGATTTGATGGAATAAACAACAAACTAAACAAACTTGATACTCGCTTATGGGGTATCTATGGAGTTATAATAGGAGTGGCAGTTCTTGAGAAGTTTTT